TGTCGTTTTTGAAAAGACCGACGGAACTACTCGCACTATGCGGGCTACTCTTTCCGATCTATATGTTCCGCAGGTCGAGCCTGCTATGTTATCCGAGTATGACGGTAATGTGCCTAAGAATACCCGGCAGTTGAATGATAACGTCCAAGCAGTATGGGATATCGATGAAGGTGGCTGGCGCTCCTTTCGTTATGATTCCGTGAAACAACTATTGAAGGAGTAATATATGCCATGGCCTCATAAGAACAGACCTCGCAAGGGTCGCCGTAAAGTTGGATCTACAAAGCGCAAGATGCGTCGTACCAAAGGAAAGAAGGGTAAGTGATGCCTATTAATCTACCGCCGAATATCGGAGCAGATAAGATGGAACAGATGAAGAATATCCGAGTGATCAATGTCGGTCCTTCACAGACGCCTATCAACTTTATGGATGGCTTAGCCCTTCTGTTGATTGGTCTAAAACTAACTGACCATCTTGATAACTGGACTTGGATTGAGGTTCTCGCACCTCTTTGGGCACCTTTCATGTTTATGTGGCTTGTTCGCCTAGTTGTTGCGTCCTTCTTTACCGATGACGAGGAGGAAGAATAATGTCAGCCGATAATGGCATCTATGTCCTATTTACCGAGAGTAAAAAGGGACCTGAGTATCGTGTAACCTATGCACAGGCTATCGACTCCATCTACGGTAAGTTTAATGAACAGACTTTCCGTTATGAAGGTGATCTAGTGCGTATCCAGGATACCTTCGGTGAGGCTCCGGTGTTTCATACTATCAATGAAGCACTTGACTATGCCGAAGAATTAGAGCATAATTATAACTACCTAGAAGATGGTGTTTGTGTAATCAACGAGTTTAAGGACTATGGGCACCTCTTCGGATAAGGAGAAAAAAGTGAAGAAGTCAGCAACGGTCAAACGCACCCAGTTTGCAGACGAAAAGTACCTCGGTCCCGAACCTACGGTGACCGAGGACTCTACACAATCAGAACTCGCCAGAGCCTATAACTGGTTCAACTATTTCTATTCCTCTGATGACGCCAAGTCATTCACAATCGCCTACCTAAAGTCAATCAAATATGATAGCACAGTTATTAGAAAACTTAGGTCTCCTTCCGTCAAAGCCATCGAACTTAACAATGTTGGGTGGAACTGCCGACTGCTGCACTCTGGGAGCAACTTACCAGATGATGTGTGGTTCAAGGTTGAAGCAAAGATACGAGACCTCACAAAGGATGTTGTTGAAGAGGAGACAGATGCGGAGGAGCAACCGGTACAAAAAGTTGTATCTATCCAAGACCGTATCAATAACAAGGCATCCGATCTAATCGGTGAACTGGAAGAACAGTTAGACGTATTCTTCCAAGAAGGAGTAATACAGTTTGACGTTAAGAAGTGGTCCCTTGAGAAGGGAATTAAACCGCAAATTGCGAAGAGGATTGCAGAACACTTCCGTCCTCAATACGAAGAAATCGTCGAGGCCCAAACCGGTAAAGACGCTGACCTTGTGGAAGCGTATAAAGGCTGGCGTAAGCCGGTTCTTAAAATCATGGGGCTTTTCATCAAGCGAATAATCGACCATATGGTTGAACTTGACTCTGCTGGTCAGGCTGTTCGTAAGCCACGCAAGAAGAAGATTAAGCCAGCGCATGTTCTAGTGTCTAAGATGAACTACTGTGCATCCTCTGATACACTCACCAGCGTAGACCCGAAAGGAATCATCGGTGCTGAACAACTTTGGGCATTCAATGTTAAAACTCGCAATCTTTCTGTGTATAATGCCGTGGGTCATTCTGGCCTTTCGGTCAGAGGGACTACGATTACAGGATTTGATGAGACAACTTCGGTTACAAAGAAACTCCGTAAGCCAGAAGCAGTAATCAAGCCACTACTAGATGGTGGTAAGATTTATCTCCGCAAGGTCATGGAGAATATCAAAACTACAGAAACAAAGGCAACGGGTCGTATCAACATGGATACAATCTTGTTGAGAGTGGTAAAATGAGTGCTACACATGCTATGATTTGGGTGGCGATCTATATGGGTATGATTACAGGAGTATTGGCCGTGGTCATTGTGATTGCTGCCACATACTACGACTTCAAGAATAAGGACAAAAAATGACAGAGAAAGTAATCGAGTTTCCAAAACACAAGGTCGTCAGGGATGTTCCTGGTGAGGTGCTAGAGGAACGAAATCGCCGTGCTGATCAAAAGATGGCGGACACTATTGTTGATGAAATCACTGGCATGGTTATCACCGAACTAGATAACTATTATGTTGAGATTGAGAACAAGCAATTCACTAAGGACTTTGTTCTCGTTCTAGATGCCCTCAAGGCCGCCGTGTATCGCTCGTTTGGTTTGCCACACCACTTACATGACTTTATTGATGACAATGTAAAGTTGATTGAAGGTAAGGAAGGTATGACTAAGGAAGAATTGAAAGAGAAAATTGAGTCGGTAATGGCGGAACTTACCGCAGCCAAGGACGACCTTGACAGCGACGAGGAATAGTGCTATACTATAATCCTCACTAAGGAATTATCATGAACTATATGCTTATTGACCTAAACCAGGTTCTAATCTCTAATCTGATGCAGCATCTAAAGATGATCACCAAGGAACAGACCATGTCCGAGGATCTGATCCGTCATATGTGCATCAATACCATCCGCTCAAATGTAAGACAGTTTCGGTCAAAGTATCCGAACATTGTGCTTTGCTGTGACTCCAAGCATTACTGGCGCCGTGACGCCTTTGCTTTCTATAAGAGCCAGCGTAAGCATGACCGAGAAGCCTCTGGGCTTGATTGGGGAATGATCTTTGATGTCCTCAACCGTATTCGTGATGAATTGCGTGACAACTTTCCATACAAGACCCTCAATGTAGAAGGTGCAGAGGCGGACGATGTTATCGCCGTCTTGACTGCCCGTCTATCTGCACATGGCAACGTCCTCATTCTTTCGAGTGATAAGGACTTTGGGCAATTACAGAAGTATCCTAATGTTACACAGTATTCGCCTATTCTAAAGCGTTTCATCAAGATCGACAACCCAACACAGTTTATCCGTGAGCATATTCTCAAGGGTGATCGTGGTGATGGCATTCCCAACTTTCTATCTGCCGACAATACGTTTGCGGCAGGTGAGCGTCAGAAGCCCATTAGCAGCAAGAAACTACAGGTATGGGTGACGCAGGATGCCAATCAGTTTTGCACTACGGATGATATGCTTCGTGGTTATAAACGTAATCAGATGTTGGTTGATTTTGACTATATACCTAATGAGATCCAATCTAAGATCGTCTCGGCTTTCGAAGAAACAAAGCCAGCGGCCAAAGAGAAGATGCTAACCTATTTTATTGACAAGGGTCTCAAGGTTATGATTGAGTCAATAAGCGACTTTTGAGGATACTATGGCACTAAAGAATATCTATGAGGTTCTTAACGAGTTTAAGACCGTAAAGACAAAGCAGGAACGTATTGGAGTGCTGCGGAAGAATGAGTCATGGGCATTGAAAAGTGTCCTACAAGGCGCATTTCATCCTGACATTAAATTCAATACGAAAGTTCCTGACTATAAAAAGGTTGACGTACCACCAGGTATGTCGTATGATCACATGACAAGCGCAATGCAGCGTGTATATTTGTTTCATGAAGGCAACCCCAAGGCACCCGCAGGCTTAACAGATAAGCGCAGGACAGAACTCCTTATCCAGATTTTAGAATCTCTTGAGCCGCCGGAGGCAGAGGTGTTTACCAACATGCTACAGAAGGATCTAAAAATTCCATATCTAACACAAGGACTGGTGAATGAAGCGTTCGAAGGATTATTACCAAAATCGTAAGATGTTAAAGGAGTTGCAGTATGACAAGATAAGATTTAAGCCCAAGATCGAAGATATCGAAACTTGGTTTGTCATACTGAATGAACAACTCTTTGGTAATAAGCTAGAACCTTTTCACAAGATTGCTATCAAAAGACACAAAGATGCACATGCATATTTCAACTTTTGGACAGGTAAAGACAAAGACAGACCACCAGAATTGTCTATGGATAAAATCTTTATGAACAAGAAGATGTTTGTGGAGATATTAGCACATGAAATGATACATCTATTTCAACATCAATTCAAAGAACCACTAGGTCACGGCCCATCCTTCTGGGTGTGGCGTGACAATTTTAGCTTTAAAGGACTAAAACTTTACAAGGTAGCATGATATGAAACAGCATAAGTCACACAATCCTATTGATCCACTTTACGCTGAACTACAGGAAGAAGATCGCAAGTATGGTGGCAAGCGATTAGAAAGACCACAATCAGAGGTCTCTAAGAAGCGCCCACTACGCAATCTCAAGAAAGCCTGGATGGAACATACGGAAGACTTTGATGAAGTTGATGATTTTTACGAACACTGAATGTATACAAAAAAGTGCTTGACAATCTGTTCCATCCGTGTATAATATAAGTCATATTCTCGTGGAAGGAATACATCATGTCAAATCCTGCTGCTCCTAAGATTCTCAATGATATCGTGGCTGCTCTTTCTACCGCTAATATCAATGCGGTCACTGATGATGATGAAGGTCGTGTCAATAGTAAGAAAGACGAAGCTAATGTTATCAATTGGCTTCTGAAAAACAAAAAGTTTAAAAATAGCGTCCGACCTGTGGCGCTACGCCAGTTTGGAGACCTTATCGTTACCGACGAAAAGGGTGTTGATCATTATGTGAATATCAAGACCAGTTCCGGTGGATCCGATAATGCGTTCTCTAAACTGGGCTTTTTGTGGGCCTTCACCGATCTACCCATCGAAAAACTCCCCAAGTCTATATCGAATAAAAAGTGGTTTGAACTTATCACTAAGCACAAGAAAGATGTCGGTCGTGATTACTGGTTCTTGAGCCTTGATAAGTCAGACATGAACAATGTGACACTCCGTGGTGTCAAGCAGGTTGAGAATTGGGCTAAGAATCCGACTAACAATCTACAAATCAACTGGCGTAAAGAGCATGATACAAAGGTCAAAAAATATACCTTTGAACAGGCTTGGAACCGTGTTATAATCGACGGCGTGCTTTTCTGTTGGGAAAAGTATTGTGACTCAATGCTAGAAGGTATCAAGTATCGCAATGCCTATAAAAAGTGAAATCTATAACGACGACTGTTTCAATGTGTTTCCGCTCATACCAGACAACTCTATTGATCTGGTGTGTGTGGATCCACCTTATGGTACAACGTCTATACATTGGGACAAGGTCCTTGACTTTAACAAGATGTGGGTCGAACTAGAGAGAATGTGCAAGCCTACTGCCAATATCATTATCTTTGGTAGCCAGCCTTTCTCTAGTCTTGTTATCGTCAGCAAACTAGATTGGTTTCGATATGAACTAGTCTGGAATAAGAACAAGTGTGGGTCTCCCGGTCTTGCAAAGCATAGACCGCTAAAGGTCCATGAGAATGTTATGGTGTTCAATCGTAAGACTGGTGGCACCTATAATCCTATCATGGAAGAAGGTAACCCATACTATCGTGAGACGACTAAAGAGAATGGTTATGGCTCTGGTAAGAATACACATGGCTACGGCTTCGGCAATAAGCCTACATTCAAACTAGAGAACAATGGCACAAGATACCCTAAGAGTATCCTCCACGCATCCAGGAACTTCTCTGCTCAACAGACGGTGCATCCTACACAGAAGCCAACCAATCTATTAAACTGGCTCATCATGACATACTCTAACCCGGGTGAGACTGTTCTGGATTTTTGCATGGGTTCGGGTTCTTGCGGAGTGTCCGCTAAAGAAACTGGTCGCTCTTTCATAGGGGTTGAAAGAGAGAAGGAATATTTTGAAATATCTGGCAGGCGGATCGCCGAGGCTGCCGAGGGTGTTGTCAATCCCGACAACAAACAATTGACAACACAAATGCTTGATGTAAGTCAAAAATCTAGCGGTAAATTACCCCTATAATGAAATCAACGACTTAGGGTGCGACGTCCTGTCGCACCTGTTTACATACGATTTTTGTTGACTGTTCCGCTGGTCGTGCTATAATGTGAGCATGATCAAAGCAAAACGCAAACCCCGTTCCGACCGTAAGCACCTAATCTATAGCTTGGCTATAAATGGCCGAGAGTATATCGGTGTTACCTTTGTTGATAAAGGTCGTATCAACGCCTCCCTCACCCGTCGCTGGCAAAAGCATGTCCGCCGTGCATTGACCGAAGGCAAAGACTGGAAATTGTGCGTAGCCATTCGCAAGTATGGCCCCGATAATTTCAACGTTTCTGTCCTCGAGGTCGTGCGTGGCAAGACTGCTGCCCATTTGCGTGAGCGTGAATTGATTAAAGAACGTAAGCCCAAACTCAATACGGATGTGCGCTAATGTCTAATCCCATCTTTCTTGACCTTATCAATATGCATGAACTGGATTTGCAGATTGTTTTAAAAGATGCAATCGCAAGTCTTGAGCCTCGGCAGCGCCTTGTGGCTGTTCGTCGTTTCTATCAAAATCAAAATCTATCATCAATTGCGGAAGAGTTGGGTGTTTCTGACAACCGTGTGTGGCAGATCGAAGCCAAGATACTCCGCAAACTTAAACAGGGCCTTACCAGCAAACGTATGTAAACCAGGGGTGTGACAATCTGTCACATAGACAACCGATCCGTTCCGTGCTACTATACGTCCATAATCGATGAAAGGAATCTAATATGTCTAATCCCCGTTTCGTTAAAAAGTCCTTTAACCTGGACGTGGCCACTCTTAATGCTCTCACTAACTATTTTGAGAATGGCGGCACCATTAAAGTAGCCAAACCTACTAAACGTCCGAAGAATAGCATTACTCGTGGTAAATCAATAAACGTTAGGGGTTAATCATGGAAGTTTTCGCTGTAATATGGTTCATGGAATATGAGGGTGAGCAATTGTTGGGCATATTCTCTGATTATGTCAAGGCTCGCCAGTATATGCTGGATCAAAAGGACGAAAACGTTTCAAT